TCACAAGAAAAATTGGATTGGATGGAAAAAGTGGGTATGAAAGAATTTGAAGAACCTATGAAATATCGTTTAGGAACTAATATGGTGTATTCAGAAAAATATATTAAAGAAACACCTTTAGAAGTATTAAAGGTTAAATACAACAAGATTATCGCAAACAAAGATATTGCACCTATAAATGATGTTATAGAATCTTTAGAAGTTTTAAACAGAGATGAAATATTTCTAACAGACAAAGAAAAAGCAGTAGCCCTTGATTTACTGGAAGTTTTGGAAGGACAAACAGTATTTAGAGCTACCGCAATACTAAATTTCATGATTAAAGCGATTCAATTTAGCAAAATAAAATAATTATTTACCGTTAAGATACTTAGAAGCTAGTTCTGATTTTTTAGACTTATTTAAATCGTTATTTAAATTTTTAAGTAAATTGTAAATTTCTAAATAATGGCTGAAATAATCATTCACATTTAAAGCAGAAATATCATATTTAGCTTTTAAATATTCTATAGTCAAAGAATGTAAAACAGAATCATCAAACATGACAAAACCCCCTTTCAACAAAATTTTACCATAAGGGGACAAGCAATAAAAGGAGGAAAACAATGAGTAATTTAATTAAAATTTCAAGTGAAGGATTAGTAAGCGCAAAGGAATTATATTTAGGATTAGGACTTATAAAAAAGAATTGGGCAAGATGGTATCCATCCAATATAGGAAATAATGAGTTTTTCAAGGAAGGTATTGACTGGATAGGGGTTCCTCTTAAAGAGGAGGGCAATGAAACAATTGATTTTGCAATATCAATTGAATTTGCAAAACATATAGCAATGATGGCAAGAACAGAAAAATCACATGAGTATAGAAATTATTTTATTAAATGTGAAAAGGCAGTCAAAGAACAAATCACACCTAAAATAGCTGACAATATGAAAGTAGTGACATTATTACATGAGGAAATAGGACAACTTATAAGTGCTTCTACAGAAGTTGAAAGTAGAGTAACAAAATTGGAAGAAGAAGATTTTATAAAGCCATTCCAAAAGAAAGCTCTTATAGGTGCTAGAACTAAAAAGGTATTTGCAATAACAGGTGGTAAAAATAGCCAAGCATATAAGAATAAAAGCTTTAGAAGTAAAGTGTATCAAGATATCTTTAGAAACATTAAAAATATCTACAATGTAAATGAGTATGATGCAATACCTAAACAAAAGTTTAGTGAAGCTTTAAATCTTATAAATGAGTATCAATTACCATTGCAGCTTAAGTATGAACTTGAAGGGATTAATAACCAAGTAAGAATTAATGAGGAGGTAATCTAATTTGAAGCATGGTAAAAAGCTAACCTTAAAAGAAAAGATACTCTTAAAGGAACAAGGATATAATCCAGAACTATATTTAAGAGTTAAAAGAACAGCTGAATGTTTAACTTTTGTAGATATAGATACAAATAAGCAGATTGAATTTAGATATTAGGAGGGAAATTAAATGAAATATAAAATTGAGATTATTGAAACACGTACTTTAAACCATACTGTAATTTTTGAAACTGATAATGAGGATATAGAGGAACTTTTGAATGATTCTGAGATAGGAAATAGTTTTAATTTAGATGATGCTGTAGCCTCTCTAGAGAATGAAGGGTGCTATATTGAAGAAATACAAGAAGATTATGACGGAGATAGTGAATTTGATGTTGATGAATATAGTGAAATACAAGAAAACTAATTAGCATTGAAGAGGTATAAATTATAAAACAAATATTAGGAGGGAGATTATGACAGGTAGGGAGTTGTTAGAAAAGAAAGGGGTTAAGTATTTATTTACACAGAAAGGTTTTGATTTCTATGAACTAGGATATAGATTCTATAAGTTAAGTAGGTTTGATATTAACAACAAAGTAACACCAGTAGATATTAAAACAGGAATTGGCTTAGGAATTGATAGTAATGAAATCTATGATACCAAGACAGGTGAAACCGTAGCAGATATAAGCTTTAAAGAAGTATTAGACAAAGTTATAAAGGAAGGTGAAAAAGATGATTGATCCTAGAGAACACATAGCATTAGCAAAGTCTCAAGCAGGAAAGTTGTACAAGAGATTTAGATTAAGAGATAAATATGATTTTGAGGATATATTACAACAATGTTATTTATCTCTTATAAAAGCAAGTAAATACTTTAATGAAAGTCTCAATATAAAATTTAGTACTTATGCTTGTAACTGCATACATCATGATCTTTTTAGTTATGTGACGAGAGACAAATTTTACCCAGCTTCAAAAGAAGAACGTATAAATTCATTACCATTCTTAAGTTTAAATGCTACTTGCTGCAATGAAAGTAAAAGAGCTTCTTCACATTTAGAACTTATGGTAGATACAAAAGAAGATGATATTGACATGTTCAACAAGGTTTTAGTTAGGATAGCAGTAAGTAATCTTTCTGATAGACATAGAAGAATTATAAATCTTAGATACTTTAAAGATAAAAGCAAAGTACAAGTTGCCAAGACTCTTGGAGTTAGTAGAACATCTATTGCTAATTGGGAGAAAGAAGCCCTTGAACAATTAAAGCAATATGTAAGTTAGGTGGTTGTATATGGAGCATAAAGAGAATATAGCATATGTTTGGGGATTAGTTAGTGGAGTATTAGGTACAAGTATTTTAGCATTAGTATTGTACGCTATGAGTAAATAAAAAGATACTCGTCAAAGTATCTAAGTAAAAAATCGTAACCTCATTATAGCATATATGAGGGAAAAATCAAATTTGGAGGAATGGAAAATGGAAAAAAATCATGTTGTTATAGATTTAGATACATTTTTAGAGCTACAGAGAAGGGCTAATAGTTATGTTGATATAATTGAAAATCATGTTATATTATCCAAAAAAGTTTTTAAGTTTGAGAAAAATTACAATGGAGAAAAAATAAATCTAACTATAGATAAGGATGAAGTTTTAGGCATAATTGACGAGCTTTCTTCTGAAAACAATCTTATTGATGGTTATAAGCTTGTAGATACAATAAACGATACAGTAGCAGTAGGCGAATATGACTTGTATTTTGGAAAAGAAAGCGAGGAAAAGGAAGATGCTTAAGAAAATAGATGTTAGCTATGACAAAGACTTAAGGCAACCAGAATGGAAAATGTTAAGCAATAAAATGGAAGATGGATTACTGATTATGGAGCATTTAGATTCTTTAACTAATAATAAATTCAAATCTAAGACTAGATTTGCAGGATATGAGGATGGAAAGGGAAAGCCAGTTATTTTATATCAAGAGATATGGGGTGAAGAATAATGTTAAATACACAAACAGAAATAAAAGAATTATTAATAGGTACTGATAGGGACGGTATGATTACTTTACTTGATTACATGAAAGAGAATGGATTCTTTACAGCACCATGCAGTGGACAATACCACTTATCCAAAGAGGGTGGTTTGGCAGAACACAGTTTAAATGTTTTTGTTTTTGCGAGTGATATTTATTTCAATTCAAATATGAATAATGAACTTATTTCAGAGGATAGTCTTATAATTGCTTCACTGTTACATGACCTTGGCAAGATGGGGCAATTCGGCAAACCTAACTATGTTCCAAATATGATAACTGATAGAAAGACTAAAGAATTAGTGCAATCAGAGAAGAAACCATATGAAACTAACAAGAATTTGCTTTCAGTACCACACGAAATTAGATCTATTCAAATAGCTTCACAATTCATTGAACTAACCGAAGAAGAAAACTTCGCTATATTACATCATAACGGTATGTATGGAGATTTAAAATATCAGCTCAATGGTAAAGAAAGGCCCTTACAAATGTTACTTCATTTTGCCGATATGTGGGCAAGTAGGGTTATAGAGAAGGAGAAGTAAAATGAGATATTTCTTAAACACACGCAACCTTAATAAATATGCTACTGAAAACAATAGTGTAATAAGTATATTTAGAAGTGCTGGGTACTGGGAAATAAGTAAGAAAATTTATTATATATTGGAGGGAATATTTTAAATATGGATAGTATAAGACTTTTAAAAGCGGCTGAAATTGAATGCAGAGTACAAAGCGTTAAAAAAAGTGGAAATAGTGCAGGGTGTATATTATTGCTCTATAAAGATGCTAGGTGCGATATGAAAATACTTGATGAAGTATTTGGGCCTCTAGGATGGGAAAGAGAGCATCAAGTTATAAACGGTAATTTGTTTTGTACTATAAGAGTATATGATGTAGAAAAGGGAATGTGGGTATCTAAACAAGATGTGGGTACTGAAAGTAATACAGAAAAAGAGAAAGGACAGGCTTCTGATAGCTTTAAAAGAGCATGTTTTAATCTCGGAATAGGAAGAGAACTTTATACAGCACCATTTATATGGATTAGTTTAAATCAAGGCGAGTATAGTGAGAGAAATAATAGGTTATCGGTAAATTCTAGTGTGAGGTTTAGAGTTAAGGATATTGATTATAATGAAGCAAGTGAAATTTCTTCTTTAGAAATAGTTGATAATAAAAATATTGTTAGATACAAACTTGGAGATAAAACACCAGAGTCAACAGAACCTATGAGTAACAACCAAGATAATAAAAATACATCTTCCAATAAATACAAATGTGAAAAATGCGGAGCTGAAATATCAGAAAAGGTTGCAAATTACAGTAAAAGTAAACTTGGACATAGCTTATGTATGGCTTGCCAAAAGAAATAAGGTGATATTATGGCACAACGTAGAATGTTTTCTCTAAAAATAATTGATACAGATTTGTTCCTTGATATGCCCATGAGTGCAAGGTTGTTATATTACGACCTTAGCATGAGGGCAGATGATGATGGTTTTGTAGCTTCACCTAAGAAAATTCAAAGGGTTATAGGTTGTAGTAATGATGATTTTAGATTGCTGATAACAAAGCAATTTATTATACCTTTTGAAAATGGTATTTGTGTAATAAAACATTGGAGAATACACAATTATATAAGGTCGGACAGGTATGCAAGTACAATTTATCAAGAAGAAAAACGGTTATTAGTAGAGAATAATGGAACTTATGAATTAAATGATATACAAAATGTCATACCAAGTGACAACCAAGTGGTAGACAAAATGGATACACAGGTTAGGTTAGGTAAGGATAGGTTAGAGATAGGTAAGGATAGTATAGATAAAGAAGAACCAAAACCTAAAAATAAACCTCCAAAAGAAATTAAACATAAATATGGAGAATATAATCATATCTCATTAACAGATAAAGAATATGAAAAGTTAGTTAAAGATTTTAATGAAAAGCTAATCAAATCATTTATTACTAAAATGGATGAATATATAGAACTGCATGGAAAGACATATAAAAACTATAACTTAGCTATAAGGCAATGGATAAAAAGAGATAATGACAAGGGGAATAGTAAACAGAATAAGGCTGTGAACCACAAGGTAACAACCTTCAACAACTATGACCAGCGAGAATATGATTATGATGAATTAGAAAAGAAACTATTAGGAAATTGAGGAGTGAATATATATGAGGGGGATAGCAACTAAAAAGAAAAAGGAAGTACTAAGACTTAAAAAGAATGGTTGGCCATTAAAATCTATCTCCTTAGAACTAGGCTTGGGGATGAATAGAGTAAAGGAAATAGTTAAGGAGAGTGAAGATGTTAACTCTAAACTTTTGGATAGAAGAAATAATAAGGCTAGTACAAGAAGGTAAGAGTATTAAACAAGCTATAGGGATAGTTAAAGAATGGAGAAAGGAATATTAATATGGGAGAAATAGCACAATTAATTTTAAACGGAACATTATGCGAAGAATGTGGGTGTCTAATAGAAGATTTAATACCTAAAGATGGCTCAAAGGATTTGCTAAAGCCACCAGGACATCCACGAAAATGTGAAGATTGCAAAGAAGATTAATACGGAATCTGAATATATTACGAAGGGGGTTTATTAACAATGAAACAATTTATAACAGGTGAACAAATTTATAAAGAGAAAATGACTTTTGATAAATTTGAGGAATTGCGAGAACTACTTGGTATGGCTAATGGGATGTTTGGCGAGAGATGTAGTATTGGTAAAATGCTTGAGATACTTGAATCTAAATCAAATTATACTCAACAATTAATTCATGAAGGTGGTAGGTATTGTGTATCTATAAACCCAAAACAGGGTTATACCACTGCTTGGGAAACTGAATATTACAATGAACCTTGTGATGCATTATGGGAAGCAGTTAAACATGTACTTTGATTCGGCATTCAAAAAATAGACGAACAAAGGAAGGTGAAACTTAAAATGAGAAATATTAAATTCAGAGCATGGGATAAAGTTAGTAAAACAATGTATACAGATGCAGTAAATAATTGCAAAGATAGTTTTGACATGATTTTAAAGCATCCACAAGTATATGAGGTTATGCAATACACAGGGCTTAAGGATAAAGATGGAGTGGAAATATATGAGGGAGACATTGTGAAGTGTAAAATCCAAGATAAAAAATCAATGGAAAAGCACTTAAATAAGCTTGGATTTGGTGAAATGGAATATAAATATAGGAATTATGTTATTGAATGGTGGAGTAGTCAATTTCAATGTGGTTATAGAGTAAGAAATAAGGGAAATACATTTATAATTAATCAAGGGACTTTAAATAATATGAAAGCTGTAATTATAAGTGATATCCATGAAAATCCAGAATTATTTGAGAATAAAAAATGTTAACTCTAAACTTTTGGATAGAAGAAATAATAAGGCTAGCACAAGAAGATAAGAGTATTAGACAAGCCATAGAGATAGTTAAGAATTGGAAAGATAGTTCGGAAAATGAATATAGGTCGTAGTAACTGGAGGTAGTTACATGAGATATAGAAATAAAAATCCACATAATCAATCCTGGTAGACCAGGTTACGAGGTTTGAGGGTACACAGCCCAATAGTTTAGCAAACCATGAAGAATGAACCGTAAGAGTGATAATTAGAGTATAAAGTCTTTAATAATTGTGTGATTACTACTATCTTAAACATAGATGCTAGGGTAAAAGCGTGGGAAGCTCTAAAGACTGACCTTACTAGATGTGTAAAAACATTTAGAAGGTCGAATATGTGGAGTATGTAGTTTGCTTAAGCGGTGGACATAGCTCAGCATTAGTAGCTATAGAAGCTGTTAGAAAAGTAGGTAAAGAAAATGTAATTTTATTGAATCATGATATAAGTCCCTTAGTTGAGGATTTAGATATAAAAAGATTTAAAAAGGAAATATCAAAGTACCTAGAAGTACCTATAACTTATGCAAATATGGAAGGCTGGGAAACAAAAACACCATTAAAAATTTGCAAAGATATAGGAGCCTTTAAAGTAGGAACTGGTACTGCATTATGTACTTATAATCTTAAAACAAAACCTTTTTATAAATGGCTAAATAAGCATTATCCAGTTAAAAAAGATGATATGAGAGAAGATGTTAAAATTCTGTATGGTTTCGATAAAAGCGAACCTAGTAGAATACAAAGAAGAATAGGTGTAATGCAAACAAAAGGATACTATACCGACTTCCCTTTGGCTTACTGGAATAGAACAATACAAAATACTGAAGATATAGGAATTAAAAGACCTAAGACATATGAATTATTTAGGCATGCCAATTGTATAGGATGTTTAAAAGCTGGTAAACAGCAATGGTATTTAGTTTATTGTTTATACCCTGAGATATGGAAAGAAGCTATAGAAACAGAAAATGCGATAGGCTATAGCATATTAAAAGATACTTTTTTAGAAGATCTTGAACCAAAATTTAAGCAAATGAAATGTAGGGGCATAGTTCCAGGAGAAAAGATGCAGCCACAAACATTTTGGGCAGCAGTTGAAAAAGCTTTACCCATGAATGGTCAGTTATCATTTTTACCATGTGAATGTGCATTATAGTTAGTTCAGACTACAAAAATATTAAGAACTAAGCAGTAGTACACCTATATCTATACTCTAAGTGTACTACTGTAATAATAAAATAAGAAGGTGATAAAATGGAAAATAGTAAAAAGATAATACTTGATTTGTGCGGTGGTACTGGAAGTTGGTCAAAACCTTATAAAGATGCTGGATATGATGTAAGGCTTATAACTCTTCCACAGTATGACGTATTTACCTATGAGCCACCAAAGAATGTATATGGAATATTGGCAGCACCTACATGTACGCATTTTAGCTTAGCAAGAACAAATGCAAAAACGCCTAGAGATTTAGGGGGGGCAATGCAGTTAGTTAAAAGATGCTTAGAAATAATATGGCAACAACAATATGAATTACCTAGTAAAAATTCAAAAGTAACAACTTTAAAGTTTTGGGCATTAGAAAATCCAAGAGGGTTTTTAAGATACTTTTTAGGTAATCCACCTTTGGAAATGAATCCATATGAATATGGTAATTCTTATAAAAAAGTAACTCATATCTGGGGAAATTTTAATCTACCGGAGAAAAATATAGTTGAATACGACCAAACAAAATTTGACGCAAGGTTACTGGAAGATTTGCCACCACTACCAGAAGGATTTATATATAACAAAGGTTGTGGTTTAGATAAAAGACAAGTTAGAAGAAGTATAACTCCACCGGGTTTTTCAAAAGCCTTCTTTGAAGCTAACAAATAAGGGAGTGATAGATAAATGAGTTCAGAAATACATTTCTGCTCTATCTGTGGGAATCCAATAACCGAAGATCACCACATAATCTTTAAAAGTCAAGTAAAGCCATTAGATAAATGTCCATACAATCATGTTTATCTATGTCAAACACATCATAGAGACCATAAACAAGGAGTTCACTTCAATAAGAAATTAGACACACACTTTAAAATGCAATTTAAGGCTAAATTAGAAGAATTATTCACACAGGAGACATATATGGCTATAGATATAAAAGACAAGCTTAAAATAAGCGACAGGGCAGTAAAAAGCCTATGTAAGTTAATAACTTCTCATATAGGACTATATAAACGTGAGGATATTATAAGGACAGCACTAGGAGGAAAGATATATGAATAGCGGAAAAGTATTTGAGGAAGATATTAAAAAATCTATAAACGATAAATATTTTATATATAAATTAAAGGATAGTGCTGGAACATGGCAAGGTGGCAATAACACAAGATTTACAAGTTCTAATATATGTGACTATATAGTGTTTGCTAACGGATGGCTTCATTTACTGGAATTAAAGAGCCATAAAGGTGCTAGTATACCAATTGCACCGATAAAGAATAAACAGGGCAAAATAACTAAATATGGAGCAATTAGAACCAATCAAGTAGAAGGATTATTTAAGGAATATTGTAAGCCTAAAATGAATTGTGGATTTATATTTAATCTTTCAGATAAAGAGAAGACATGGTTTGTTGATATTTTAAATATAAAAGTAGAGATTGAACGTCAGGCTAGAAGCTTATCTTTGGAGTGGTTAGAAATGCATGGAGTTTTAATTCCACAGGAGAAGAAAAGGACAAGGTACAAATATGACTTATCGGTAATCTTAGATTAAAAGGAGCTGAATAACATGGATGATTGTATTTATAGTTATTGCCATACATGCCCACATGACAGCAATGATATTGGTTGTACAGCAGATTTTTGTCCTTGCCACCATTGTTGTCATGAATGTGAAGATGCAAGTTATGAAGATGGTCCTATAGCAGATTTTTACACAAGGAAGTGAATAAAATGGCAGTAGAAACTACAGATATAGCACAAGCAATATGGCTAAACAATAAAAGGCTAGATAAAGGTATGGATATATTAACAGAAGCTTCTAAGAAGTATGCAGAAGAAGAAAGTAAATATAGAAAATCTTTAAGTATAGAAATAATGAAACTAAGGGATGCCAAAATCCCAGTTTCATTAATAAGTGATATAGCAAAAGGAAATTTGTCGAAAGAGTTATTTGCAAGAAATATTGCAGAATTTGAATATAAGGCATGTAGGGATAAATTAAATTCTATACAGGTTGAAACTAATGCTTTACAGAGTTTATTAAGAGTTTATAGCAATATAGGAGAGTGATTTTATGGGAACTAAAAAGAAGTTAGATAACATTATTTGGCATATCGAAACCAATAGAGAGGTTTTGAGTGACGAAAGAACATTAGATGACGCATTAAAATCTTTGAAAAATTGGTCTAAGGAATTAATAAATGAAAGTGTTTTGAAAGTAGAAGAATCTAAAACCTACAAGGGTTGGGAAATTCTAAAGATGATAAATGAAGGTGAGTTGAAAGATGGAGATAAATATATCAGAAATGATAGTGCAATTTTTGAAATAGGAGCAGGTCTTCAACCGAATACAAAAAGTTGGGCTAAAGATACTTTTACTATTCCAGAGAAAGAATATATGACCTTTGAAGAAGCTATAAAACATAAAAAAATATTTAAATATAAAGATTGGGAATGTTATCGTGGCGTAGCTAATGCGATGTCAAAACTAGGCACAACTTATACTAATGAAGAAATAGAAGAAATGATAAATGAAAAGGCTTGGGAGGTAGAAGAATGTTAAGTTTACAAAAATTATTAGATATGCAAAAGGAATTAGATAAAACTATATTAGAGAATGCTCAAATAAAGGAATATCCTTTAGAGAATATAAAGTTAGCTTTGCTTGTAGAGTTGGGTGAATTGGCTAATGTATGGCAAGGGTTTAAGCACTGGAAGAAACATAAGGAAATAAATAGAGAGAAGTTACTAGAAGAATTTGCAGATTGCTTAAGCTTCGCTCTTAGCTTAGAGAACCAATTACATCAAAGTGATTTAGATATCAACTATTATGTTGAAAATCTTAATCCGAAATTCCATGAATCTATAGATATTATGATATTACAATTTAATGGATTATTTGATGAAGTTTGTAGATTAGATAATGCATTAGAAGGAGTAATAATATGTGGATTATGGCTTGGAATTACACCAGAAGAAATGGAACAGGCTTATTATGCTAAAAACAAGGTAAATTATGAAAGACAAAACAATGGATATTAAGGAATTAAATACTGTAGAGAGACTTAAACTCTCTTTACAGTATTCCATATCACCTAAGCATAAAAAGGACTTAAGGAGAAGGATAGCAGAGTTAGAGAGTGGACAAATAAGTTTATTTGGAGGTAATGAAAATGAATATAGGTAAATGGATGTATGAACTTTATGGAAATGAAATTTGGGAAGGAGAAGAATTCGATACTAAAGAAGATGCAATAAAGGCAGCAAAAGAAGAATTAGGCTCACAAGAAATGAAACAATTTATGAGTAGCTTTAAAGTGGGGCAAATTGCAGAAGTATCTATATGTGGTGTAGACGTAGATTCTATTTTGGAAAATGTAGCAGAGAATACTGCGGATGAAGTTGGAGAAGTTGGGGACGAATATTTGTGTGATGTTGAAAGAGAACATGCAGAAGAACTAGAAGAAAAGCTCAATAAGGTACTATTTGATTGGATAAAGAAACATGGATATGAACCTGGCTTCTTTAAAATTGAAAATGAAGAAACAATATCTATAGAAGGTGATTCTCTTGAAAATAATGATAATGAAATGTAAAGGTAATAGTTGGTATAAGGATAAAATAGGAGAAAGATATAGTGTATCAGATAGTACAAGTATAACTTATATAGTTAAAGTAGGTAAGGAATATAAGAGTGCGGATAAGGATGATTGTTCAATAATTTAAAAATAATGAGGTGAGATAAATGAGGGGAGAATTACAATTTGCTATAGTTGATGAATATGGTACAAAGCAAATACTGTATAGCGAGGTACAGGAATTTAAAGCAGAGTTATGTAACAAGAAAGATTATTCTTTAGCAAATATAGAAGATGTATCAATATCCTGTGATGTTGAGCTTACTAAAGAAGGTAAAGAGTTTTTTGAACAACAATTTCTACAAGCCAGCGCAGAACATATTGAGAAAATATTATCTGAAATGAATAAATTTAATGTTAGAAAATTAACATATAGGTTGTGATATAAGTGATAGATAAAGAAACCTTCAGGAAGACAGAAAAGAAGTTATATAACTATTTCAAGAAGGATAAGAAGATAAATAGTTTAAAGAGAAAAATAACACTGTTAAATAAGCATATAGATCAAATAGATTATAAATTAAAGCATACCGATATATCTATTCCAGAAGAATCTAAAAGCATGACATATGAAGAAAGAGTACAGACAAGCTCTACTGGAGAAAGTTATGCAGAAAGAACAGCTCTTAAAATAACAGATAGATTAATAATAGAACAATCAAGGAAGTTTGATGAAATATCAGAGATAGAAGAAGAGATAAGAAATATAGAAGCTGATAATATAATAATTGAGGAGAATATAAAATTGCTTAGAAAAGAAGATATTGAGTTTTTAAAATCTAAGTATGATAAAGAATTACCAGACTGGGAAGTTGGAATTAACTTAAGTTTATCTCGGTCAAATGTAACAAGGAAAAGGCAAAGGTTAGTAGACAATATAGCTAACTGGGAAGCATGGACAAAAATCATGCACTAAATTTGCACCAAAGTTGCACGATTTTACCTATCAATCCATGTTATTATAGTATTGTACCAAAATTACTAAGGCATGTTTAAGTGTAGTGGGGATTACGATTAATCAACTGCAATAGTAAAGAGTGGTAACAAATAATAAAATACAATATCTTGTACAAAAGCATCTAGTTTAATTACTGGGTGCTTTTGTTATACATAAGGAGTAAAGACATGAGTTTAAGGGAGTTTCTATATAAACATATATTTAAAGAACCTGATCCTAAGGAGGATGAGAAAAATGAAGGAAGGAAGTTTAGTAAAGATACTAGACGAGAATGAATGGCAAGGGTTATATGGAATAGTTAAGTATTTAATAGATGATGTAGCTTATATATTTTGTGTGGACCATCCAAATGACTTGTATGCAGCTACAGAGAATAACGCAATATGTGTTATAGAAGAATAAGGAAGGTGAAATAAATGCAGATAATAGCATGGATGGGATTTATTATCATGATACTTAGATTCATAAACAACTTTATAGAGATATTTACTGAAAAAACTATAGCAAGGAGAGCTGCTTGTTTTGCAGTTAGTATAATAAATTGTCTACTTGTATATTTCTTTTCTGTATATCTATTCAGATAAAAGAAATATATATTTATAAATATACAGAAACATATAAATTATTGTAAGGGTAGAATGCATATACAATGTATAAATAGCAATAAGGAGGTAATTATTGTGGAGATGCAGTATTTTGGTGATGAGTTACAATTAATAACTCAAGGAGAAGCAATACAAGATTATAAGAATAATTGCATTGAATATGTAAATAAACAGATAGAGATTAATAATAAAGAATTTAGCTGTACTGCTGAACTATTAAAGGAAAGATTATATCCAGAACTCATAGAAGTAATAAAGAAAGAGTTCAATATATTGGCAGAAACAGATGGATTATTAATTATAAATTGGTTGTATCAGAATTGGCTATATAAGGATGGTGAATAGATATGGAAAAACTAAAGAATATCAGGGAGATTGTCATGGATGGAATTATTGTAAATAAAGCAAATGAATTAAGAAAACAATTAGTAGATAGATTGAATGAATTGATAACAAGAACAAATAAAGTAATTTGCAATAATTATATGTTTAGTAACGTATTAGATGATAGATTAAACAGTTACTATAAACTAGTAAAATCCAGAGAACGTATATGCTCATTAGAATTAGATGATTTTATTAAATTAGATATCCAAGAAGAAATCAACAATATATTCAATGGTGATAAATTAATTATGAATGAATTGTATTCCACATTATATTTAAATGCTTAAGAAGTTATGCAGCTACAATGGATGTAAAGTATTAGTAGACTATGGTATTAAATACTGTGATAAGCATAAGGCAAGACACAATATATACAAAGCTAATAGATTAAAAGATAAGACAGAGAAAAAGATACAAGGATTCTATAATAGTATAGAGTGGATAAGAGCAAGGGAATTAGTAAAGACAAAGCAATATGGTATAGACATAGTAGAATATTACAAGACTGGTAAGATAGTTACGGCAGAAACCTATCATCATATAGTAGAAGTTAAAGAAGATTATAATATGAGGTTAGATATATATAATGTATTAGGTTTAACTAATAGCAACCATCAAAAGATACATGGTAAGTATAACAAAGATGACTATACGAGATTACAGATACAGAAAGAATTAAAAGGATTACTGTTAAAATTTTATAATGAATTTAGCTGATGGTTAAGGATGGCTTGAATAAAGGGATATGGGGGTATAAAAAGTTTTTAAAAATATTTTTAGAGGGTCGCCCCCAACTCTCGATTTTGAAAAATTCCTTTATGAGATTTTTTTAAGCGACTAGGAGGTGATAAACAATGTCAAAAAGTGCCAAACCAATTGCTATAAATTCTAGTCATTTAACCAAAGAAGAGATTGAAGATAGAAAAGAGCAGGAGGAAAAGTTGCAAGGTAATGACGATTTAGTTTATACACCTCCTAGAGATTTAAGAACTAAAACCGAAAAAGAACTATATGTTTATCTCGTAGAGCAATTGAAAGCTTCTGCTATTTTAAATAACCTAGATATACAAATATTAGTTCAAACTGTAGACAGTATTATGAACATGAGAGCCGCAAAGAAAGCTATTAAAAAATATGGTATGGTTATAGAAAAAGATGATGGAGGATTGCAAAAGAATCCAGCTATAACAATCTATAAAGATTATAGTGCAATATTTTATCAATGTTGTTTACAATTAGGTTTAAGTCCTTCTGCAAGAGCAAAATTATCTGTAATTAATGTAAAGACAAAAGAAGATAAGAAAGACCCTTTGTTAAAAGCTTTGCGTGGTGAGGATTAAATGCTCTTACTTGATAAAGCTGTTAAATATTCACAAGATGTTATTAGTGGCAAAGAAATTACTACAGATGAAGTTAAAATACAATGCAGATGGTTCTTAGAGGACTTAAGAAAGCAATATAATGACGATTTTAAATACTATTTAGACCAGAAAGAGTTAAAGAAAATCAATGATATCCTTAAATTATTGAACTTTGCAACAGGCATTAATATAATAGGTACACCAATATTAGAAGGTTTATGGGGATTCCAAGCCTTTTTTTTATGTTCAATTTTTGGGTGGAGATTTAAAAGTGATAGAAAGAAGTATAGATATAGAGATATAACATTATTTATACCTCGTAAAAATGCCAAAACTTTTATTTGTGCTTTGGTATTAATACTTCTAATGCTTCTAGAAGATGATTATTCAGAGTTCTACAGCATATGTCTTGACAGAGAGTTAGCAACAAAAACAAAAGATGCTATGACACAGATAGTAAGTGCTAGCCCTTTGGTGGAAAAACACTTTAAAACATCTAAAACATTAAGTGGGAAGATTGAATGTTTATTAACTCATTCCTTCTATCAAGCACGTACAGCAGAGGGAAATAAGAATAATAGTATAAGACCTTCGGCGTTTGTCTGTGATGAAATGGGGGCATTTAAGGACTACAAAAACTATAGTGCTATGAAGTCTGGACAGTTATCCGTTAAGAATCCTATTCGTATGAAAACTACTTCGGCATATGCGGAAAATGAAAGTATAATGCTTGAAGAATTAGAATATATTCGAAAAGTTTATAGTGGTGTTGTTGATGACGATAGAATGTTTGCTCTTTTATATTATTCTATAGATGAACATAAGTGGGATGATATAGGGCTTCAAATGTCTAATCCCATGAGAATACCAGAAAATTATCAAGAAATAAAAGACAATAGGAAAACTGCACTAGAGAAACCTTTAGAGCAAGAAGAATTTTTAACCAAACATATGAACATTTTCGTCCAGGAAAATAGCATTAAAAAATATCTTGATTTTGATAAATGGGTATTGGGCAGAAAGAATAAAATTGATTTAAAAGGTAAGCATGTTGCAGTTGGTGTCGATTTATCTATTACCACTGACCTTACAGCGGTAAGTATTGTGTTTAAAGAAGAAGGTAACTATTACATACTCTCACATGGATTTTTGCCAAGGGATAATTTGCATGAGCGCAGAGAACATCTTGACTATGAATTAATGGAGGAACAAGGCTATTGTACAATATGTGATGGTTATGTAGTTGATTATAATACAGTAGAACAATATATAAGGGATATTGAAGGTAAATATAATTGTGTTATTGACGTTATCGTAAGTGACCCATACAATGCATTACAGACCATGGAGAATTTAGGTAAAGATTATAATGTTATTCTATTAAAACAAACTTATTCAACATTAAGTCCTATGCTCAAGCAATTTCAACAAGATGTTTATCTTGGTAAAGTGTTTTATGAAGCCAATAAGGTACTGGATTATTGTGTAAGTTGTGCTACTACCATAAAAGGTAAGTCTACAGATGATATTTTGCTATGCAAAGAGAATAAAAACAAGCAGAGAATAGATTTATTGGTAGCGAGTACTTTTGCATATAGTCAGTTGTACTTAGAAGAGGAAAAATATGATGCAGTAGAAGCTTTGGAAAATGCCAATTGGTAAAAGAGGTGAAAATATGAACAAAATAAAATCTTTTTTCAATAGATGTAGGCTAAAAAAACATAATAAAAAGAGCAAAATGAAAGAAATAAAGCCTGCATTGATAGCTGAATCATTAACAATTATAGCCTTGATAATTACATTTTTAACTACTTTTATCCTAAATAAGTACCTTGGAATGTATGTTTTAGCAATAATATTAATAGTATCTAGCTATTTTATTAGCATAAACGGACTAGGAGGTGACGGATAATAGATGTTTTGGAATAAAAGACAACAGAAAAGAATGACTATACAAGATATGAATAACTATACATGGAGTGCAAATTTTGGTAGTACCGCCTTTATAGATGCAGAGCTAAAAGAGAATACTTATTTTAAATGTGTAAAGATAAATAGCGAAAGTGTTGGAAAAGTACCATTAATTCTTAAACAAACTACAGATAATGGGGAAAGAACAGCTACAGAACATTATCTGTATGACATTATGAAGAATAGGCCCAATCCTTTTATGTCTAATGTGGATTTTTGGCGGTCCATGGAAGCTACAAGACAACACAAGGGATATAGTTCTGCATTGATAACCAGAGATATTAAGGGTAATGCAACGGGTTTATATCCTATAACTATAACATCAATCATTATTGACAATGTAGGCCTTGCCAAAAGCACTATGAGTAATCCTATTTTAGTTCAATATACCTGTGGATATGACTTAAGGCAATATTATTGTTTCTATTCAGATATAATTCATTTGAAAAGTTTTACCTTAGACGGTATGACAAGTATTCCTATAAAGGATAACCTTAAAGACACAGTAGAAACTAATCAATCAGCACAGGATTATCAAAAAGATTTGTTTAGTAATGGATTAACCAATAAAGCTTTAATACAATTAGTTTCTGATATTAAAGATGAAAAGGGACTTACTACTATACAAGATAAATTTAATAGGATATTTAGTAATAAAGGTAGGATATTTACCGTTCCAGCTGGGTATCAAGTTACTCCGCTTAATTTAAATCTAGCAGATAGCCAATTTGCAGAGTTAAAAAAGATGGGCGCAGTAGATATATGTACTTCCTTTGGAGTACCGCCACATATGATAGGCATTATGGACGGAGTTAACAATAATAGTTTAGAACAATCCAATCTAGGATATTTGGTAA